TGACCCAGATGCAGTGGCACTCGGTAACACAACACCGATTACAGTAACACTCCAAGAATACGGTAACGCATCACTTGCTACCCGTAAGTTGGAACTCTTCTCACTCTCAGATGTTGACCCAGCAATCGCTGACATCATCGCGTTCAACATGGCTGACTCTCTTGATACAGTTGCTTTGCAGACCCTCACAGGTGGACCAAACGTAATTGCTCAAGCAGGTGGAAACCTTGTTTCAACATACGCTGGTACATACACCAACGGTACAACAAACAAGTCTATCCTTTCAACAGACGTAATCAAGTCTGCTGATATCCGTATGGCAGTTGCGAAACTCCGTGCTGGTAAGGCTGTTCCACGTCAAGGCGAATACTACTGGTGTGGTATCCACCCAGAAGTTTCACATGACCTTCGCGCTGAAACAGGCGCAGGCGGATGGCGCGATGACCACAAGTACTCAGAGACAGGTTCTTCTGAGTTCTGGCCAGGCACCATCGGAACATACGAAGGCGCAATGTTCGTTGAGTCTCCACGTATGGCTAACTTCGCTGACGGTACAGGTGCAGGTTCTGCATCAGGTACATTCGGTACTTCTTCTTATGTTAATGCTACAGGTGGCGTACGTGTATTCCGTACACTCGTTGCTGGTAAGCAAGCACTTGCAGAAGCAGTTGCTGAAGAGCCACATGTCGTCTTCGGACCAATCGTAGATAAGTTGATGCGTTTCCGTCCAATCGGATGGTACGGCGTTCTAGGATGGGCACGTTACCGTGACGCTTCCTTGATTCGTATTGAAAGCACCAGCAGCATTCATAGTGCATAATTAACTTAAATAGTTAATGGCAATAGCCAAGAGATTGGGGTTGTCCTTAAACTTGCCAAGTCCGATATTACAATCGTCACAAAGCAAGCCACGGACTTCTCCAGTCTCATGGTTATGGTCAACTGCCAAACGTTTATCGTTTGAACCAGTTGGCGCAGAACAAATAGCACAACCACGATTTTGCTCTTCATAAAGCAAATCGTATTCATCAATAGTAATACCGTAGTAACGCATGTATGCAGTGCCTCTCATACGTTCCTGAATACGCTCTTTGTTTTTTTTGTACCAGGCAGCGCCGTAGATTGCTTGACAAGGTATACACCTTGAAGCCTTCTTCTGGGAGTGTCCATTGGAGTTATGGAACTCGTCTAAAGGCTTGCTGAGTTTACAATCACAACAGGTTTTTTTATCCATACAGAAAGAGTACCACATGGCATATACATTTACACCACCAACAGTTGATGAGACTCCAGGCGGATTCGGAAGACTGATGTGGCGTTATCGCATTGCTCGCGGAGACAGCATCCTTATTAACGGAACAGTAGTGACACGTCTTCGCACACCAGGTGTTGACCAGGTAGCAGAGGCAGATTATGCCTATATTGGTGGACACGTTTATCCCATCACAGATGTGGAACGAACACTTTTAATTAACGCCGGTTATGGCGATTATATCCAAACAGTTTAAGGGGGAACAGTGAATCCAGGGCGTTACAACTTAACTGTTTACAAAGGTACAACCTTTGACTTGAAGCCAGTCTGGAAGATTGGCGGAGTTCCAGTTATTCTTAGCGGATACACAGCCGACATGCAGGTGCGCTACGCATCAGATGTTGCTCCTATTATTACACTCTCAACAGCCAATGGCCGCGCTACTATTGACGCAGCCTATGGCCGAATCAACCTGCACATTTCTGCAACAGACACAGCAGCCCTGCCTGCAGGCACATACCAATATGATTTGAATTTAACAAACACCGTAGATGGCACAGTATCTAAGATTCTTCAAGGCGCATTTATCGTGAATGTGAGTATTACTCAATGACATCTACTCCAGATACAATCTCAATAGTTGAGATTCCAGTAGTAACAAACGTATACGATATTGCAACGTCACAACTTGACATTGTAGAACTCGGACCTATTGGCCCACAAGGACCAACAGGCTACGGTGGAAACACAGGAAGTACAGGTGCCACAGGTGCTCAAGGTAACACAGGCAGTCAAGGAAGCACAGGCTCGACTGGCTCAGTCGGACCCACAGGTTCTACAGGCAGCACGGGAACTGCAGGCAGTACAGGACCCACAGGTTCTACTGGACCTACAGGTAATACTGGCAGCACAGGGCCTCTTGGACCTACAGGAAGCACCGGAGTAACAGGTGCACAAGGACCAACTGGAAACACGGGTTCAACAGGTAGTCAAGGAAACACAGGACCAACTGGACCAATTGGAGTTACAGGTAGCCAAGGCAATACTGGCGCTACCGGAGGTACAGGTGCCCTCGGACCCACGGGTGCTCTTGGCAATACTGGGGCACAAGGAGTCACTGGCTCAACTGGGCCTACTGGACCAACCGGACTAACAGGACAAACCGGACCTACAGGTGCTACGGGCGCTACAGGAAGTACGGGTCCTACAGGCCCTACAGGGGCTACAGGAGTCACGGGAGCAACAGGTGCAGGGTATAACGGGGTAGCCTCTCTTACTAGCGTTACAGTGGCTACAGGGTCGCAAACCTTTGCTCTTATTGCTGGGCAAGGTGCTTACCTTAATGGCGCACGAGTACGAGCCTTCTATACCGTAACTCCATCTAACTTTATGGAAGGTTTAATTACTTCCATCTCATCCTCATCCGTGACAATCAATGTTGACACCATTGGCGGTTCAGGAACGTATGCCATTTGGAACTTCAGCATTACAGGCAACCCTGGCGCTACCGGACCTACTGGTCTAACTGGTAATACCGGAGCCACAGGCTCAACAGGTGCTACGGGTTCTACAGGTGCAACTGGTGCAACACCTTCCCTTGGCTCGGCAACTCCAGCAGTTCTTAACAGAACTGGAAGTGCAGGTACTGCTACCAACGCATCACGTGAAGACCATGTTCACCCATGGGACTCGCTACATTCTATCGGTTTATTTTTAGGCGGCATGTGATACACTAGCGCCATGGCAAGAGTAAAGGTGGCTGTCTATGCTATTGCAAAAAATGAAATCAAGCATGTCGAGCGTTGGGCGCAAGCCACTGCTGGTGCTGATTATCGCATTGTTGCTGATACGGGTTCTACAGATGGCACACAAGAAGCGCTTAAAGCGCTGGGAGTAGACGTACATCAAATACATCTGAAGCCATTTAGGTTTGACGATGCTCGCAACGCAGCACTTACTTTAGTTCCAGAAGATGCAGATGTTTGTCTTATCTTAGATATGGATGAAGTACCTGAGCCAAACTTCTTTGACAAGGTACGTAAAAGTTGGAAGACTGGAACAGACCACGGTTGGATATCAGTAAAAACTGGTGAGAACCAATGGGAAAGAGACAGGCTTCACTCACGATTTGGATGGCGATGGAAGTATCCATGCCATGAAGTAAACGTCTGGTATGACACAAGAGCAACACGTGATTGTGACTTACGCTCAGCAGTCATCGAGCATCTACCAGACAATAGCAAGTCACGAGGACAATACCTTGAACTGCTAGAACTTGCAGTCAAAGAGCATCCAACAGATGCACGTATGTGGACATACATGTGCAGAGAGTATTTCTTCTACCAGAAATGGCAGGAAGTAATTACATCAGCCACAAAGAAACTTGAATGTGGTGGATGGGATGTGGAGAGTGCAGCAGTCTGCCGATGGGCAGGGGAAGCAGCACACCAACTAGGTAATGAAGAAGACGCCCGTACCTGGTATGACAAAGGCGCAGACATACTTCCCACACAAGGTGAGCCATGGTTCGGAGTAGCCATTGACGCCTACAGAAAACAAGAATGGCAACGCTGCTTAGATGCTTCTCTCAACGCTATGGAACGTACTCGCTCCAACCACTACTGCTACGAATCAGCAGTCTGGGACTGGAAAGCCTACGACTTGGCGGGAATCTCTGCATATAATCTCAAGCATATTAACGAAGCAATAACCTTCACGGTTGAAGCGTTAAAGGCTAATGGGCCAGAGCAAGAACGAATCCAGCGCAACTTAAACTTTTATAAGGAAGTAAAAAATGCTACATCAGCATCAATCAAAAGTCCTGGAGTGGGGCTTTGATGATAAATATAATCAAGTACCTAGCCTCTACGGCTGCCTCCATTGCGACGAAACATACACGTCTATCCCAATGGTTGTTGAAACACCATCGGAGCATAGCGAGCATACTAGTTATGTTGACGGTTGCTTTGCTTGCAAGGTACATACACTAGAACTTAACACTGGCGATGCTGGTAGAGCAGATGCCAAGATGTCTCAGAAGAAATGGGATAAAGAACTTTACGCATATGAAGATGCCCGACGTCAGGGTATCCAACCAGCAGGCACAAGCATGGAAGCAATCCGTGCTGCACACAATGCCAGCGACACTCTTGGCGCAGCGTACAACGCTGACGTCATGCCAGCAACAGACAAGATAACAAAGGCCTCAGTCGAGGGCTTAAAACATACGGGGGATATCTAATGGCTACAAAGAAGATTACACCTGCTATCAAGAAGAAGGCTTACGCAGCCGCCGAGAAAGCAGAAAAAATGTCAGGCAAGGCTGAGAAGTCTGAAAAGAAAGAATCAAAGTCTGAGAAGGCTCGTGAAGTCAAGGCAGGCTTGAAACTCATTAAGGGTGGCAAGAAGTAATGGCTGCTGCTAAGAAGGGCATGGGCTTTGCAGCCGCTGCCAAATCTGTACAAAAGAAGCAAGGCGTTTCAAAAGAAAGTGCAGCAGCAATTATTGCAGCCGGTGCTCGCAAGGCTAGCCCAGCAGCAAAGAAAGCAAATCCAAACCTCAAGAAAGTAAAGGGTAAATAACATGTGTGCAGAATGCGGTTGCAATAAGAACATGGTCGGCAAGGCTAGCGACAAACTAACAGGCAAGCCAACAAAGGACCAGTACGGTTCATACGAAGGCGTCGGCGGAACTAAGTAACTTTTAAGAAAAGGTAGAACATGGCAAACACAGGCGGCAGTTATACATACCACCTGAACCGTTTGGCTGGAACATTGCTCAATGATGTTCCACAACTAGACGCTCAGGGTGCAGCAAACAAGTGGGCAGGCACCACAGGCTATGCCATTGTGGGTGCTCTGAACTACCTTTACGCCAGTCGCAACTCTGGCAAAAATCCTGCTTTAGATTTGCAGGGAATCCTCAATGCCTTGGCTGGGACAACCGGACTTGGCCCTAACGCTGCGGCAGCAAGGATTACATCGTGACAACATTTATTGACGTTATCAATGAGACTAACCTAGCCCTGACTGGTTACACCAACCGTCAGGACCAGGCTACGTTTCTTACAGCAGACATTAGCTCATCAGCGCTTACCTTCACAGTGGCCGACGGAACAGTTCTTACTCGTGGTATTGTGGAGATTGACGACGAACTTATCTGGGTAGACTCCTTTGACCGTACTACAAATACGGCGACCATCCCCGCCTATGGCAGAGGGTTTCGAGACACAGTTGCAGCATCTCACACTGCCGGTACTCGTGTAACTATCGCGCCTTCCTTTCCGCGTAGTGTAATCCGACGAAACATTAACCTTGCCATTGATGCAGTCTATCCAGATTTGTTCGGTACTTTCTACACTATCTTCAACTGGCAGGCAGCACGTACGACTTATGTATTACCTAACGAAGCCATTGATGTACTTGGTGCTTCATGGCAAACTATTGGACCATCTCGTGAATGGTTGCCAGTACGCCACTACCGCGTAGACCGTATGGCTAACCCAATTGTATGGGGTTCTGGAAAAACAATTTCTATTCGTGAAGGAATTATTCCTGGCCGTCCAGTCATGGTTACCTACACCAAGAAGCCAACCATCCTTCAATATGACAGCGATGATTTTACAATGACAGGCTTACCTGATTCAGCACGAGAAGTCATTGTGCTAGGTGCTGCCTACCGTACAGCAATGTACCTAGATATGGGACGTGTTCCTGCTGCTACTGCTGAAGCAGATGCTATGCAAGGTAATGACCCAATTGGTTCTGCTGCCAATGTCGGCAGAGTATTACAACAGATGTACCAGCAACGTCTTCTTATCGAAGTACGTCGCTTGCAAGAGCAGTTCCCTCCCCGCACGCACTACACCTCGTAAAGGAAAATCATGGCATCTCGTTATTACTCTGCGGTTGCGCAGGATACAACACTTACCGGCGGTATCAGCAACTCAACCACAAGCATGGTTGTTGGTGCAGTCGTCGGCTTTCCATCATCTTTTCCTTATGTACTAGCGGTTGATTATAACGCTGCAGCAGAGGAACTTGTCCTTGTTACAGGGGTGTCTGGAACTACCATTACAGTTACTCGTGGATACAATGGAACTACTGCAGTGGCACATAACACTGGAGCAGTCGTACGCCACGTCATTACGGCGCAAGATTTAACAGATGCTCAAAATCACTACGATGCAACAACATCAGTTCACGGCATAGCCGATACTTCAAAACTAGTAACAACAACAACAGCAACAGATGTAGCAACCGTTACATCCTTCTTACACATGGGAGCAAAATAAATGGCAACTACGTACAAAGTACTAGGCCAAGCAGCACCGTCGGCAACTACAGCGACGACTTTGTATACGGTGCCATCGGCTACATCAACAATCGTTTCAACTATCGCAGTCTGTAACCGCGACACATCATCTGGCTCATACCAGATTGCTGTTCGCCCAGCAGGTGCATCTCTTGCCAACCAGCATTACATCGTTTATAACGCAACGATTCCTGGCAACTCAACAGACACCATCACCATCGGAGTTACCTTGGCTACAACAGACGTAATTACTGTCTATGCCTCAACGGCTAACTTCTCATTCTCTGCTTTCGGAAGCGAGGTTGCATAATGTCAGTGGGACGTATCCCAGGTGCGTCGGGTATTCCGACAACCACAGTTTTAGCAAAAGGTGACTTAATTGCCGGTACCGCCGCCAATGCAGTAACCAATTTATCCGTAGGCACCGACGGCCAAACACTCGTAGCCAACTCTGCTAACGCAAGTGGGTTAGGGTGGAATCAGAACTTTGCTGCTGGTAAGAACAAAATCATCAACGGTGACTTTGGTGTTTGGCAGCGTGGTACATCTTTTACTGCAACTAACATTTATTGTGCAGACAGATTTAGAAATGATTATGACGGTTCAGGTACACGAACAACGACTCAACAATCTTTTACGCCGGGTTCGGCTCCTGTTTCAGGTTATGAAGCGCAGTATTACTTGCAGGTTGTTCAAGCGGCAACTTCTGGTCAAACTTATTCGTCAAATTCTTACCGTGGTGAGGATGTCCGTACATACGCAGGACAAACCGTAACTGTTTCATTTTGGGCTAAAGCAGATGCGGCTAGACAAATAGGTGTAGATACAATTCAATTTTTTGGCTCAGGCGGTTCCGCAACTGTTTCAACCACAATTCAGTATGTAACCCTTTCAACAAGTTGGACTCGTTATGCTTTGACTTTTTCCATTCCATCGATTACTGGAAAAACAATTGGCTCGGGCAACTTTTGGCAAGTAGATTTTCTTTACACCTTGAACACAGCGCAAACTATTTCGCTTTGGGGCTTACAAGTTGAAGCCGGTTCAGTAGCCACCGCTTTCCAAACCGCT